CCCCCCGAACCAACTGACTATGGCAAACCTCCCCAAGTTATGCGTTATGGTTGCGCTTCCACCAATACCGTAACTAACAGACCCTGTAGCAATAACATTCAGCCGATTGCCGTTAATCCGAGCTAGTCCGTATATCTCCCTAACGGTTAGGATATTAGCCTCAATGTTTAAAGCTTTTACAATAGGGCCAGATAATACACCAGCAAAAGTAGTACTTCCACCAGAACTTGCTAAACTCGGAAGAAATAGTTGGCCCGCTGCGGTCAATTGAACATACTGTCCAGTCGAAGGATTACCCATTAACAAACCAGCAGCACTTAGATGTGCTCCACCACCAGTTCCACCAGGCCACGCATAACCTATAAAAGAACCAAAGTTTATTTGTCCTGCTGTGATGTTTCCAAGGTTAGCAGATATAGCAGATATGCTTGGTGTGGATATCTGAGTACCACTTATGGTAGTACCATTTATAACAGTAGTTATCTGATCTACATGGGTACTATTGAACTGGAAGGTAATATTATTAAATTCAGCGGCACCGGTTACAGAGTTTATTCTATATCCGGAAACTCCCGCTACGTAGTTAGCTGATTGGAGATTTACAACATAAATATCTGTAGCAGACAAAGCATTTGCCCTGACAGTTCCATTAACTATCAACGTTCCATCAATTCCCACAATAGAACCAGATATCACAAAAGGCGTAACCTCTCCGGTTCCATCAGCAGTTGTTACGCTGAATTGATCAGCTACTATTGCTACACCTGACTTTTTACCATAAGGTATTAGTTCCCAATATGTTTGTATAGGAGGTTGATTTTCTAAAGATGAAGTATGATCAGCTTTACATTTATAAACGTTATCTTCTTCATCTTTCCATACATATTGATCTACAACATATTCTTCACCTTCTTTCCAATCAGGATAAAGGACAAGTCCTATACCAACCATATAGGGTCTACCACCAATCTCCTGAATCTTTACAGTCCAAGCATTTTCGAGAAACTGTTGTTGATAATTAATACCTTCTATAGCACCATCTATAACAGTATTTAATTCACTAACAAGTTGTCCACGTCCAATCGACTCGGTAAGCATGTCAAGGATTTTTGCATTGTCGCTTATAGGGCTTGCTTTAACGCCACCAAAACGATTTAAAGGATACCAATCTGAAAACTTAGGATCTGAGTAAGGATCTATACCACCATACGAATTGCCATGTTCATCGGTCCAATATCCCAACTCGTCTGACCACCCACCAATCGATACATTAGGTACTCCGTCCCATTGTCCACTTTCATCTTGCCAAGAACCATCGGGGTCTTCCCATCCAAGAGAAGTGTCTAAGGTAGTTTCCCTACTACCAACCGTTGCAATATAAATTCTAGCCCAATAATAATATTCTACATCAGGACTTAAGCCAGTATGACTCCATTTAGTTCCACCGCTTAATATTGCTATAGGTGGTCCTGTATTACTTCTATCATTAAGACCAGCACTACAGTATATAGCGATCCTATAATTATCTCTATAATCAGCAGGAAGGGTCCACCTTAAATCGTTTTGAAATAAATTACCCTCAACGGATAAAGAAATTAAACCACTAGGCTTTGGAGTACCGTCAACTTGCGTAATTGTTTTGTAAAGCCAAGCGCTAGTTTGACCTATTGGCGAAACGGACCTAATTCTAATTTGATGATCACCCGCACCTACATTTTCAAATACGATAGGTTTAGTAGGATCGGTGGTTAAAGAGTCTTTCCAACCATCATTGGTTAATATTTGAGTTTGAACACTTTCAACTTTAATTCTATAACCACTAGGAATAGTTATTGTTAAAACTATTCTATTAGTAACTGTACCATCAGGATTTAAAATAGCAGACTGTGTACCAGTAGCAAATGCATATATTACAGGAATTGGAGGCGAATCGTTAGGAACAAATACCGGAGTTGACGTACCTGTGTTTAAAACAGGAAATTCACCAGCCATGTAAAGTTCTATTTCATTCCAAGAATATTGTACTCCTGTTAAAGTAGCTCCTATATTTTTGGTAGGTTTTTTACTAGTTACAACAACTCTAATAGTTTCTTTTCCCAATTCACCAATACTATAAATATCACCTTTAGATATAGCATATGGTAAATTACCAGTCCAAGTAAACGTGTCTGTTGTCCATTCTGGAAATCCAGCATACACTTCAAATGCAAATATTTGTGGGTATTGAGTACCTACCGGAGCAGTTCTTACTTCAATACCATAATCTGTTTGTTCCTGTACACTGATTTCTCTATCAAGAACAATAGTTTTGTTTACTATATCAACACTTTTAACCCTACCGGAAGCTAAAGATACCAGAATACATTCATTGGCAATATCTACCACATCGCCTCTGCTGCATACTAAATGTTCCCAATCAATAGCTTCCCAGGTATATAATTCAGATCTATAACGCCTTACTGCTAAATGATATTTAGCTAAATGAATTACTTGATCTATATTAGTTACTCCAGGCATTTCAACAGCTTCAAACAAATAAGCGTTTGTTGGATTATAACCTTGAGTATAAACTATTACTTCGTCTTCTAAATAATCAGTAGCTTCGTTATTAAATGATATACGATAACCGTGAATTTCATCATTAAAGGTTTTCTTTAAACCAAAATTTCTTGAATTCGTAGGTGTAAATATTTGAACCGGGCCTAAGGTATCTTTTTTCTCAATTTTTACTGAATGCAAATCGTCTTTCATAACAAAAAAAGCCCGACCTGCATAACATATTTCATCTATTGCATTTCTTACACCCGTTTGTGCATCAAATAGTTTATTATAAGTAAAACCATTTATTCTACAAAAATTATGCCATTCTTTTAAAGCAGTAAGATCTATTTTACTATCTACTAAAGGTTTTGCTAATCCAGCACCTTGATATACGTATCTATATAAAGAAGCAGGACTGTTAGTTTTACGCAATATCCAAGTATCTGTTGTATAATCATAATCTAAACAAATTCTCCACAACACCCCGTTTACATTATCAACAACTCCCGAAAGTTCCTCAGAAGCTTTAATAACCATTTGAGTTTCAGCTACAGGTATTGAAAAAGCAACAGGATCTTTAAAATTAACTGATTTTATTTCAGTTAAAATAGCTTCATCGTACGTTTGATCATCTGTTTCGGGAGTATCTCTTACAATCTGTATATCATACTGTCCTACAGAAAAGAAATTAATTACAACCGTTTTACGTAAAATATAAGCCGCTTTTTCATTAGTGTTTAAAACGGTATGAGGTATCCAGGTACTTTCTCCAGTTTCACGATATGAAAACGTATGAGTAACCGAAGCGGCTACTCTATCTCCATTAGCATTTATCTTAAATAAAGACTGAAATCCTATTTCAATAATAGCTTGTTTGCATTCTAATTGAGTGGTTCTAACTACAGGAGTATTGTATTCTAAAGTAACGTTAAACTCTTCTGGAAAAACCTTATTAGGATATAAACCCAATTCTGTATCAGTAGCGTATCCTGAATTAGTCGCAGATGTTATATGAGAGTATTGATCATAATAAGTTTCACCTATTTTTAACTTATCATCAAATTCGACCGGACCCGCACCCCAAACCAAATCGACAACTAAATATTGATCATTACCTTCGTTTTTTGTATAAGGGAGAGCGCCCCAGGGTGGAGCATAACGAAATTTACCTAAGAGTATGGGCAAAGGCTGATAAGGGGTAGCTTGATTACGCATACCGCTTATGCTGTAGATGTTGCTTTTTTCGGAACTTTCGTGACCTAAACCAGTATCACTCAAAGGCTTGATAGGCAATAGTGCGTTTACAGCCATCATCGCCCCGCCAGCAACCACAGCAACTCCGAGTGTACCCCACGCACCTAAAGCCCAGTATTGCTGAGCTACGATAGCAACTACCGTAATCACTACCATTAAAATAGTTCTTAACGGATTTTTACCTTGTCCTCCTTCAGGTATGTTAAACTGAATTACCACCATATCAGAACTTTTAACTTTAGTTCTTTCATACAATGCAGGTAATAAAGGAACTCCGTTTAATTCAACATAAACTTTATGACAATACCATTGCTTTATATTATTTTTAGCGCATAATCGTTCAATAATTTGAGCAACAGTTTCACCGGAACTTGCAGAATCTTGTGAAACTTCTGCAAGCATTGGATGCAACTTTGCCCTAACAATGCAATTTTTAGGTTCCTCAATAATCAAAGGAGAATTTGGATCGTAATTTTCAAATTGATTCATATTCCCAAAATCCCCTAAATCGATGCTCATTAAAAATTTTAGACGGAATATCTTCTATAACTGCAAATTCCATAAGTTCCGTTATGTGAAGCATTTTATTACCATACTCGCTTACGCATATACCCACATGAAACCGTTTTCTCAACTCCCATAAGCAAACGGTTAATAACTTAGCGCTATTAACCTTTTTCCATCCCATTAAGTTAGTTTGATTTAAAACGCTTTTTAAATTGACATCGTTAGCGTTTTCATATTTGGCTGAATATGTGGGTATTAAAATTTCTTTTTCATGTTTATAAACAAGTGCAACTAGTCCTAAACAATCAACGCCTGAAAAATCACGTCCTTTAGATTTATAAGGAATACTTCTATATTTTGTTAAATCTAAAGACATTATTTAAATAAACCAGGAGTCGTGTTAGGGGTGAATGTTAAATAACAAAACATTTCATTATCAAGCGTATCGAGTTCGAGAGTTCCTGTAATAACTGATCTATTTATATCAATTTGCTTAAATACAAATCCGCTTATTATACCTTCTATATCGTCAGCGTCAGATGCTAAAACTAAAGTAATGTCTACTTTAGGAGATGTTCGTAAAGAACGTATTCCAGCAACCATTTCTCTACCAACGTTAGAAACTGATATTGAAGTAGCTGGTGGAGCGGTTTCATCTTCACTAGGTAAGTTTATTTCCATTGGGCAATAAATATATTCTCTACCATTAGAAACAGTACCGTAAACTATATTTTCATCAGTAGTATATGTTGGTAATCTTGTAGTAGGATCGGTTGAAAATAATAAACTTTGACCTAATTCAGCATGATAAATCTCCAATAAAATAATAGGATAATCTTCAGTTTCTTGAGCATAAATTGTTTTTAAAGTGTCTAAGGATAATATCATTTTAAACCCAAATTACGGCATTATTTTTAATTTTAAAATTACTTTCCATCCTAACCCATATGGCGATAAAGTAAACAATTTTTCGCCTTGAGGAACGATCATTACTTCTATAGTATCATCGTCAAAAGGATGTTTATGCTGATATCGAAGTGCTCCGTTTTTTAAAGTAAATTTAACAAAATTTAAAAAAGTAATACGTTGCGCGTTCGTCAAATACAATGCGCTGGTAAACTGAATCGGACCCAATGCCCCTTTATTTCGGGTTTTGCTAAAACCATCATCGGATTCTGAAACAAGTAGGTTGTTTGGGAAATCTTCTTCAAATCCTTCTCTCAAACTTCCTTGAGGCAACGATGTAGGCCAAATAGGTACAGCCATAATTATCTTCTTATAAGTTGAGGACCGCGCAACGATTCAATAGCCTTATTACTAGCGCTTCCCTTTTTAACTAAATTTCTACCATTCATTGCGTCAATTATAACTTCTATATCTATTGTACCATTACCGTCATCTTTTTTATTAACCGAAGCATCAGAGTCGCCATAATTGTTAACAATTACATTAACATTTCCATTAGCAACTGCTCTATTTGGTATATAATCATCAGCCTGACCATCACGTACATTTCTAGCGGGAGTTATGTAGCCATTAACACCAGGAGTAAAGTATTCCGGTCCCTCAGTACGTCTGTTTTCGTTAACTATATAAGTCTGTCCAGCAATTACAGGACCACCGTTTGCACGACCTTCGTATTGCTGACTCATGATAGTGCTAACTTCTATTGCAGCAGCAGCGCCTACCAAACCGGCAACTACAAAGTTCATCGGGTAAGTAAGTGTTAATGCTTTACTTACGGATAAAGAAGCGTTCATCACAGCCATTGCGACAGCTAACGCTTTACCTGCTTCAAATTGCTCACGATTACCTTTCATTAACAATCCGGTAATCATACTGGTACTATCGCGTACCATATCAATTTGAGAACCCCATCGTAAGTTTTGAGCTTCTAAGGATTCCTTACCAAACTTATCTTCACTGTCTTTAATCTTTCGATACATATCAACATACTTAGAAGATATTGAATCGAACTGATTATCACCACTTGAACCAAGAGCATCAAACGCAGAGTCTTGCTTTTTAAACTGATCTTTATTTGAAGCAAGTTTGATATTCACTTGACCAGTTTGTTGAAACTTAGCTAAAGCTTCTTGTGCTCCAGCGACACCTTCAATTGCGTCTTGTTCTAATCTCCAAAGTTCGGTTGTATAAGACAGAGAAGATTGTCTAATTCGTTCTGCTTCTTCAAAGTTATTAACAAACTCAGCATATTTAAGCTGATAGTCTCTTACAAAATCTTCTTCTTCTCGATTATATTTAGAACGCTCTGCTGCATTTTTAGTAGTTATTAAAGCTAATTGTGCTTCGCTATCTTGTAAATCTTTTGTAGCTTTATTAAATTTTATTCGCGCTTCGGTACGTTCTATTTCACCTCGCGTTCCTTCAGAGAACTTACCATCAAGAACTTTCTTAAAAGCATTGACAGCATCTTGATTTATTTTAATTTCTTCTTGGGCAGCGGCTACTTCAATTGCTTGTTTCTTTGCTATATAAGCTGATAAAGATATTATCTTTTCGTCATTAGCGATTTTAGCTTGCTCTAAATCAAACTTACGAGCGTTAGCGTTGGCAGCTAAAGCAAGTTCGTTAAAAGATTTTTCTAATTCTAAAAGTTTTTCTTTAAGTTTAGTTTCTAATTTTAACTGCTTATCTCGTAACTTTTGTGCAGCCTCATCGTCCGTTTCTCCACCGAACTTAACGTTATTGGGAACCTTTATAACCTCAGAACCAACAGAGGATCTTTTAGTATCACGAAACTCCAATAAGTTTAAATTATTTACACTAGCCGAATTTAACTCAATCAGCTTGTTCTTTAATTCTGTTATCTTTGCACTTATCTCATCGATTCTACGTTTTTCTTCATTAGGATCTTTAAAAACCGAGAATTCATACCACTTTTTATCACCAGCTAACTGACCTTGAAGTTCAGCTATTTTAGCGGTTATTCTTTCCCTTTCGCTTAATTGTTTTACAACTTCTTTAGCATTAGCTGCGTCTAACAACGCTGCGATTGCCGATACCGTTTCGTTAGGTTTAGCCGAATTTAAACCAATTTCAAACTTCTCAGCTAATTCGTTTAAACCAACCAACGCCGCTATTGCTATAGCATATGGGTTTTTAGTTATGGCTATATTTAACAGCAATTGAGCAGCCTTAGCCGCTACTAACACTCCGGTTAATAAGACTATTTCTTTCTTATACTTTCCAACAAAATCTATTACTTCATTAGCGTTTTCAAAACCGCCTTTAATCATGTTAGCAATAGCGTCTTTGTTTTCTGTGGCGTATTCGTTTATTTCTTTTAACTTTTCAACAATCAATTCAAACTGAGGTCCAAAACCATCACGCAATATTTCATCTCGAATTGTTGCAAGGGTAGATTTCTGAGTTACCCACAATAGATTGATGTCCTTCTGCGCCTCACCAAAACCGGCTAGCAGTGGTCCTAATTTTTCAAGGATTAATCCGTAGTTTCCTGTTTCCTGAGCGGTCTCTTTCCATAGTTTTAAATGCTCTTTAAGTTGACCATTATCCAGTGCGTTTAATGTTTGAAACAGTTTGTTACTTGCTCGATCTTCACCACGTAATAAAGAAGCAATCTCTTGTGAATATTGCAGATTTGAGTTAGCATCATTAGCGGTTAATGCAGCAAGAGCGTTAGCTATATTTAAATATCCATCAATTTGTTTTTGATTATTTGTATCAATTAAAACACCCTGCTGTACAAACTTCTGATTCATATCAGTTAAGTTCTTACCGGAAGCAGCAGTCTGTGCATCCATTTTAACTAATACTTCTTGTACAGCTACGGCATATTTCTTATTGTCTTGATAAGCTTTGCCGATATCAGTAACACCTTTTTGCATTGATGTAATGATAGCAGCGCTTGATATAGAAGCGGAATTGAAAGATTCAATGGCATCTACCGCTACTCCAGGAATACTACCAATTAAACTCATGGTAGTATTAACCAACGAATAGAGTATCTGAATCTTTACAATTGCTGCTGCTGACGCAATACTCATCAGATTAATTCCGTTGGTAGTTTTCTCCACCGGATTAACCGAACCGAGTTTCTTTAGACGTGCAAGCTCTGCATTCATGGCTTGATACGCTCTACGGACATCAGAAGCAGATGCTGTACCTGACGCTTTTATTGCATTGAACGCAGCAATAGCTTTTGCTTTGTCAGCTTCAATGGTACTTGTGGGTATAATGCCAAGAGTGGAAAAAGAACTTTTAAGAGGCTGCTCATTAAGCTGACGAATTTTATTATTCATCGCTTGAAAAGCTCGTACCGATTCAGCAGCAGATGTATTAGCGTCTTTCGCTATTTTTTGATATTGACGTTCAAAGAATTTAACGTTTTGTTCTAACGCTCTTGCTTGAACATCAAGGGATAAATCGGACTTAATACTTAAAGCATTAAATGATTTTTCAATTTGAAATGCAGAATCTTTAGCAACAACAGCAATGTTTTTAAAGGAACTATCTAAAGATTTACTGACATCTTTTCCTTTACTAGCTAAAGTTTCAAACGTACCAACTGCTTTATTTAACCTTGCGTTAAATTCGTCAGTTCTGGCTTTTAGGGTAATACTCGCGTCACTATTAGATGGCATTATACGAACCCTCCTTCGAGTATTGCCTGATCAACCATTTCTTTGAAAATTCTTGCAATGTTTAAATAATTGTGTTCAAAGGCCGGACGCATGAAAGGGATAGGTGCCATCCCGCTACGTCCAAATTCAACGAATTTCGCATACCATGCCATTCTTATAGCGACATACACCCTATACCCTACCTCTCCAGATTCGAGCATATTCTTACGCATTCGGGCCGCGCGGATATACTTTTTGAGATTTCCAGGGGATATTTCGATATATTGCCCTTTGACTAAGAGCTTGTGAACATCATCGGACTTTGAAGCATACATAATCGCTTCATGCTTCATGTACAAAGCAGATTCTTTTAATGCAGCAAGGGTAATCTGCTTACTAACCTTTTCACCAAAAGTTAGTAAGCGCTGGCTCAACATGGTCCAATTATCATCAAACTCTATTGAAAAACCATCTGACATCTGGATTACCCTGTTTACGTTCCAAAAACTTTATCAGCGTATGCTTCTAACTCTTCCTTAGTATATATTTTTTCAGGAATATCTTCAATAAAATTCATGAAGTCAATCGCTTTAAAAGGTTCAGATCTTTTTGTCTCATCTCGATGAAGATTATGATGAAAAGCCATTTGTTGACCATGCCTTAATTCATCACGATATTCCCCAAAAGGTTCGATACGATAAAAATGTAAAAGCTCCCTTAATTGCCGACAAGTCATGCCCGATAAAAGAAAGTCGGGATGTTTGTAACCGAGGGCTACAGTTACTCTCCAGAGTTCAAGTCGCTCTCTGTCGGCGCTAAGTCCTTTCCCTCGTCACCTAACAATCCGTTAAGTTCTTTTGCCTTTACGAGAATCTTGGTGATTTTTTTATGGGAAGTTTTCTTGAGCATATCGATATCGTCATTGCAAAATACCCGTTCTTTGGTATCTGGATCAATTACACAATAAGCGATTATAGCAGCATCCCATTTTTCAACATCGACTTTAATATTACCTTCTTTTTCATAGTCATTAGTAGCACACAATTTACCCATATTCAGGTAATCAGCGGCTGATAATTCCGTTACCATAACGTTACCACTTTCAAGTTCAACAATATCAGTTTTTAGAGCTATTTCTTCAAGCAGGGATTGTTTGTTTAAAAACATATAGTATCCTCATAAGTCGATTAAATTAAAAATCCGGTATTAGAGTATAATACCGGATTCAATTAACATATTCCAGTTAAATTTTAGGCTGAACTAAATTTTAAGAAACAACCACCGAACCAGAAATCTTAAACTCCATTGTGCCAATCTGAACCTGATCAACACCAAGATCGGGAATAGATGGGAACTTTGTGCAGGAAGCAGTAAAAGTTCTTGTTTTCAAAGGTGTAACGATCTTATAAGGAACCGCTGTAGAATCGTTGAAAGAAGCAAGAATAGCAGCTTGACCAGGATCACTTTCAAGGATATGAGTGTCAACGCTGAAAGTACCGTTATCAAGCAAGCCGGTACGATATTCTTTCGCAGTTGATTTAAGATCGGTTACATCGATCTGAGAGGCCGTGGCACTTGATGGTTTAATGCTCTTTACTTCAAGAACTTCGATCCATGACAACGGTGTAGCGGTAGAATTACCGGCATCGATTGTTATTGTCTTACCAACAGTATTGATGTCAATGGCAAAAGTATCATTCGTAGTGCCAGTAGCGTAGTTCTTAACAACTGCGGTTTTACCATTCAGAGTAGCTGCATCCGCTCCAGTAAAACCAGCCAATGTTATAGAATCGCCATTAGCTAGCCCTTCGTGACCAGTAATCGCGAGTATTGTAGGAAACCCTACGGTCACAGCAGTAAGAACTTCAGCAGCGGAGGCGCTACCGCTAATATAAAGTTCAGAACCTTGCGCCAATTGTGCAGAAACGCTCATTTTTAATTCTCCATATTTGGGTTAAAACAATTAAGGTCAGATGTTATTCCAACCCATTGGCCTAAGAGCGTATCCAACAATAATATTCCAAATGTTTGACATAGCGCTTAGTATCTTTTTCGTAATCATCCATAGGACTTCCGACTAAACTATTAGGTAAAGCACCTACGGCGGTTAATGGATCTAATCTATCTTTTATTGCTTGATTAGCTAAACCGTTAGCATATTTCATAGCAGCTTGAACTGCCAATTGTTTAGTTTCTACGTTATCAAAATTTATTCCATAAATACTTATTTGAACCCTCGGTCTTTCTAAATCGCTATCGGTTTTTAAAGTAGAAAAATTTGCACCACCAACTATATTGTAAACTGCGTATAAAGCAGCAACCGAACTACTTAATCCATCGGGATCTGGATGAACAACCGGATATAATTCTCCATTAAAAGCAGGTGACAGTATAAAATATAGTTTTGATGAAATTGTCATGATGCTTTCAATCCGCTCTGACAAACAAAATTAATATCCCTATTTCGCTCATCAATATTATCAATTGACATTATAGAATATATTTTATCACCATAAACAATTCTCATTGTGGGCAAAATTCCTTCTATAAAATCCATTCCTATTGAAGTATCTGATCCGGGCCAGGACGCTTGAGCTGACTGTTTTTCGTATCCTTGAATAGTTCGTATGCTTGCCCACATAGGTTTGAACAATTGCCATGTTACCGTTGGAGCGCCTGACGGACTTTTCACGGTAACAGGTTTCTCTATCCTGACAAAATGCTGTCTTCTACCGCGAAATGTCATAATTTGGCTACCTTATAATCGGCTATCAATCCATTAGCTATTGAAGGAATTTCGACCTTAGTCAAACGATTAACATTTCCTACAATTACAGTTTCAGGGTTACTATATAAATTAGCTATGTTGATCAGCATCCATTGACGTATTGGTTTCGGTAATTCAATAGTTTCGTAAACATCTTCTGAATTTAAAACAGTTCCATAACCACAAGTATATGTAATTGTAATGCTATCCAAATCGTATAAAGCAACTGGCCACGAAGTTCCATAAATAGGCGCTATATAAGAAGGTTGTGCTGGATTAAAATTGTTTTTAAAAAATATTTTATAAGTAGCAGGATCTAAAGTTTGTTCTACTTCATTGGTATCCAAATAAGTAATACTATCAATTGATCGTAAAGGCGGGTTAGGAATTTCAATTAATCCTCTACCACCTGGAAATTTATTTAAAGTAAGAGTTCTTTGAACTGGTTTTAAAGCCCTTCTGATAATACTTTCACAATTTTCACGGACAGTTTGTATTAAACTGACTATATGTTCAGATTGATTCGACAAATCAAATCGTATTTGTTTTTCAACATCTGCTACAGTAATTAATTCATCACCACCGCTTGCTATAATTTCAACACCAAATACTTCGGTATTAAACGGGTCTACTCCATCTGGAGTAATGGTAAAATATAAATTAAAAGTTCCGCTTAAATCAGTATCCCCATCTTGCCAACGATATTCAGCTTGTCTTTCGGCAACATCAGTTATATAACAACCTATAGAACTAGCATCAACGATAGCAACATCATTAACATCAAGCATAGTACAAGTCACCACAGCATCTGTTAAATCATCAGTTCCTGGGATTATAAAATAAAAGTAAGGCTGTAATAAACCTTGTACTATGCGCGATGAGGACATTACTTAACACCCCAACCTTGAGGTTTTTGTTTTGGTTTCGATTCGGTTACAACTTCAGCG